CGTGAGTATATTCCTCGCCGGGTAATTGGGTTAGGCTTATGACTTGATTTAGGATCTCTCTATCTTCCATTAGTTTATCCTTTATTACTTATCGGCCTTGTTACCGATAAAATAAAGATACACGCGGGGAATTGTGCTTGTCAATAGCGACGCGCCGTGAATTGGATCACACTTTACGCCATGAGCTAGGGGTTAGGGGAGCGCCGGATCGGGAGCTGTGATCGGGTTAGCCGGGTCCTGGTTTATAGTCCACCATTCACGCTTGAATAACATAACAAGCCCCGCCTATCGCCCGCCATGTACGGATACCGCCCCTATAAGGAGATTAAACAAGGCTATTCCCCGCCGGAATGGGTAGGCAATGCCTATGGGTAAGAGGTAAATACGGGTAGGGTAGATCCCCGCAAACCGCCCCGCAGGAGATCTTGAACCCGCCCCATTTTAACTACGGGGTGCTAGGAGTGTAAGTATCAACCAAAATATTTTTTATAAATATAAGCGTATAATACTGACTATAGAGTAGTGTGACTAACATCACACACCCCAATGCGGGATAAACCGATCTTATCCCGCCTTAGTATATATAGGGGATAAAATAAATCACCGCTCCGTTCGGCTCTTGGCAATCCGAGCCTCACAGCGAGGTTGACAAAGAGACGAACCTTTGCAGGGCTTGTGGCCCTGCTTTTAACCCATAGGGTAGGGCGCATAAAGCGCCCCCAATCTTACCCACAACATTGCCCATAGGCAATGCTTCGCAGTGGGATAGAACTATCTTATCCAAAGGAAAGATTACCCAATGGCTAAACCATCCACCAATTCTTACAAGCTGGCCCCAGAGGCCACCTTGTCCGCACCAGATGCTAAGAAGCGTCTAGTCGCCCTGATTCAAGATGGGGTCACGGTAGAAGATGCTTGCCGCGCAGTCGGCAAGTCAGTAAAATCTTATGAGTACTATCGCTCTAGCGATCCACAGTTTAAAGAGGCTATAGATCTTTCCCGCGTCATTCAGAAGCGAAAAGGTGTAGTCAGCGATGATGACGCGAATATATCTTTTGAAGAGTTCCGGCTTAAATACCTCAACTCCCAAACCTTTGACCACCAAAGAAACATCACAAGCCTTCTAGAAGAAGGCGAGCCTGCCTGGCTCCATGGCAATATGACCTATGAAAAAGGCTTTAAGAATTACGTGCTTGTTAACATGCCCCCTGAGCATGCTAAGTCTATGACGGTTTCTATTGACTATGTGGTTTATAGGATNGTGATCGACCCAAATGTNAGAATCAAGTTAGTCTCCAAAACTCAGGCGATGGCAAANGAATTCCTTTANGCTATCAAGCAAAGATTAACCTCACCCCAATGGGCTGAACTTCAAAGGCGCTACGCTCCTGTAGAAGGATTCAAAGCTACCTCAGATAAGTGGTCGGCAGACACCATCTACCTTGAGCGCGAGTCAGGCGAAAAAGACCCTACCGTTCAGGCACTCGGTATCGGTGGTCAGATCTACGGTGCACGTGCAGACCTTATCATCCTTGACGACTGTGTGACACTAGCCAACGCTGGTGAGTATGAAAAGCAGATCCGATGGATTCAGCAAGAAGTTCTTACCCGCGTTGGTCCCACAGGAAAGATTCTAGTTGTAGGTACCCGTGTAGATCCTATGGATCTATATCGCGAGATGCGTAACCCTGAACGTTACCCTGACAACAGATCCCCTTGGACATACTTGGCTATGCCAGCGGTACTTGAGTTTAAAGATAATCCAAAGGATTGGATTACCTTGTGGCCTCAATCAGATCGCCCATGGGATGCTGACGATACACCACCAGATGAAAAGGGTTTATACCCACGCTGGTCAGGTGAGCACTTACGCCGCCGTCGCGGTCTTATTGACCCAAAGACTTGGGCAATGGTTTATCAGCAACAAGATGTTGAGTCTTCTGCAATCTTCTCTCCAGAGTGTGTACGCGGTTCTGTCAGTGGTATGAGATCTATCGGTCCTATTATCACAGGAGCGCCAGGTCACCCTGAGACTCTTGCTAGTCAGTACATTGTTGCGTCTATGGACCCAGCCATGTCAGGTGACACGTTCTCCGTTATTATGGCGGGAGATAAGATCACAGGCAAGCGTTACTTGCTTGAGGCATCTAGGATGCCAGCACCTACACCACAAATGATTCGCGACTTAATCTTTAGTTGGACTGAAAAGTACAACCCAAAGGTATGGGTAATTGAGAAGAACGCCTTTCAGCTCTTCCTGACCCAAGATGAACAAATCAATAAGTTTCTTGCAACGCGAGGCATACGCCTTGTTCAGCATTATACCGGTGGCAACAAAATGGATCTTGAATTTGGCGTTGCCTCTATGGCACCGCTATTTGGCACAATGGATAGTCAAGGCAAATACATTAGAGGTTCAAACCTCTTAGAGTTGCCCCGTGCCGATAATGAGCATATCAAGTCATTGATTGAACAATTGATTACTTGGTCAGCAGGAACTAAGAATAAGCAAGATGGTCCAATGGCTCTCTGGTTTGCAGAAACGCAAATGCGAGATTACATCAATCAAGCAGGAGCCTATGGCGGTTCCTTTGTTAAAAACCCGTTTGCAACAAGACATCAAGTTGCTTCACGTAGGGTAGTCAATTTGGAAGAATATGCAAGACTTCAGGAAAAATTAGCATCTAATGGGGGAACCTTCTATGGCAATAGATATTGACGAACTTGGTACCAAGGTACGCAAGTTACGCGATGCCCATAGTCAACGTGATGCCCGCTGGGCTGATCTTATGTCTATTCGTCAAGGCAATATCCAACAGGTATTCCCAGGCGCATTTACAGATGAATTTCCAAAGCCAATGGTTTCCAACTTCATTGATATTGCTGCCCGTGACGTAGCAGAAGTTATTGCCCCACTACCTGCCTTTAACTGTGATACCACAGATGCTGTCTCAGATCGTGCTCGTAAACGTGCTGATAAGCGCACCATGATTGCTTCAGGTTACCGCGACTCTTGTAACCTTCAGACACAGATGTATACAGGTGCAGATCGCTATATCACCTTTGGAATGGTCGCCTTTATCGTTGAACCTGATTATGAAAATAATCGCCCAATGATCCGTATTGACAATCCCATTGGTTCATACCCTGAGTGGGACCGTTTTAACAAGTTGATTTCCTACACACGTCGCTATCAAAAGAGTGTACGTGAACTATGTAATGACTTTCCTGAGCTAGAGCCTCAGATCCGTGGACCTTATGAGAATCGCAACTCTGAGCGTCGCCTAGAATTATTCCGCTATCAGGACAAGAACGAGCTAGTTCTATTTATCCCTGAGCGCAAGAACCTTATCCTTGAACGTGCTAAGAATACCCTTGGTGAATTGCCTGTAGTTATTGCTACCCGCCCTGGAGTTGACTCTGATGAACACCAACGTGGACAGTTTGATGACATCATGTGGGTGCAAGTTGCCCGATCACGCTTTGCTACATTGCAATTGGAAGCAGCACAGAAATCTGTACAGGCTCCGTTTGCTTTACCTTCTGACGTTAACGTCCTTGAAATTGGACCAGACGCAACCATTCGTTCAGCTAACCCTGAGAAGATTCGCCGTGTTTCACTTGATATTCCAAATGGAATCTTCCAAGAATCACAAAGCCTAGATCAAGAACTACGTGTTGGTTCACGTTACCCACAAGGTCGTCTTGGTCAACAGTCAGGTTCTATTGTTACAGGTCGTGGCGTTGAAGCCCTTATGGGTGGATTTGACACACAGATCAAAACAGCACAAGCAGTATTTGCTGAAACATTCCGTCATGTAATGCGCATGTGCTTTATGATGGATGAAAAACTATTCGGTGATGTTACAAAGGAAGTACGTGGCGTTAACGCTGGTGCTCCCTATGAAATCACTTACACGCCAAAGGATGCCATTCAAGGCGATTACTGGTGTGATGTTACTTATGGCATGATGGCTGGACTAGATCCAAACCGTGCCTTGGTATTTGGATTACAAGCACGTGGAGATAAGTTAATCTCTCGTGACTTCCTACGTCGTCAGATGCCATGGGAAATGAATGTCACCATGGAAGAAGAAAAAGTAGAAGTAGAACAATTACGCGATGCTCTTATGCAAGCAGTCGCCGGTTATGCACAAGCATTACCAGCAATGGTAGAGCAAGGACAAGATCCTTCTAAGGTATTGGCTGCTATGGCA